GTCGCGTACGCACCGAACCACCAATCTGAAATTGATTGATCCGACACGCCCCCCGTAGTGGCTTATGAGCCAACTTCCTGACAAGAGCCTCCGTGTTACTTGAAGACTCCCACCTAAAGCTACGGCGATGGGGGAGGGTTTCGTTTGTTTATCCTAACGAACGTGGGATAGCCACGAAAGAAAATATTCCAATAAGCGAGAAGAGCTGATCATAGCTTGATTCTGAGCCCGAGTCCAATCTCGGTTGGTTTCCACAGTTTTTGCACGGAAACATAGTGCGACGGGTTTGAAATAATTGACTCCCCGAAATGAGTCCTAGCGCGTCACAAAAAGTGATACTGTCCGTTAACCGGAATTTGCGAATCTCTCCGCGCTAAAATGAGTCCACTAATCGGTGAACCCGGCCGCCTTTAGTCCCGCCCCAACAACCCCAGCGACCTTGTGCAACGTCCCGAGAGTCTCAGAAACAGAGGCAACAGCGCTTTGGGCGTAGGAGACAGCGCGCGAGGCCGTCGACTCCTTGTTGATAAGTTGCGTGTGGACACGCTCAACAATCGACTTGGCCTCAGGCATGTGATGACCCGGGCTCCCAATCGGCAAGAACAGGTTCCCGGCAAGCTCCCAATTGCACACAACTTCGATGTCGTAGGTTTGCGCCACGGCAGGAGTCTGGAGGCTCACGACGATACCCGGGACGCCAGGAGTGGAGCTGTACTGAGCGGCCCCCGACGTCCCAACAGCGTTGGTCCCGTGCCAATAAGCGAGGTCGCGCATACGAGGAATCCAGGTAATCTTCATGGAGTCAGAACCGTGATCTTTCCAAGTCGGGAGATACATGTACGAGCCGATGGGGGCCGCGAGGTTGAGATCTCCAGTGTTATTGATCGGCTGGAAAGAGATGATCGCGCCTCCCCGGGAGATCTCTGGCGTGGTATTCTTAACAATCACCCCCATCGAGACCAACTTCCAGCGGGCATGCCCGACGAGGGTCGAGTTGCCCTGGTAAGGAAGCTCCTGGCCGTAGGTCAACGCGACCGAGGCCCCGGTCAGAGGACCACCGACGTTACCAGCGGTACCGGCAGAACTGAGAAGACACCCGATGGTCGGCTGACGGACAGTGGACGTGCCATCGGCAAAGGGGATCGGACCGACAGAATAAATCGTCCCACCGATTGATTTGTTCAAGGCGTGGTAGGCGACCTCATCCATGTCGGCGAGTCCCACGTTGGACCCCGCGGCAGAGCCCTGAAGGACGCCGGGCGTGAACAAATCGCCGTGACCAGGCCAGAGGACAAGAGTCTGACTCTGACTAGCGGGGACATTAGTCTGGCTGACAACCGCAGTGGTTCTCGCGTACTGGGTGACGAAAGACGGGACTGGGTTGTAATTCACGGGGCACCTGACACCGGTGATTCTCCAGGGATCGGCCAGCGACTCAAAATACTCCTTCAGATGGGGATGTAGTTGAGCCTTGAGACGTCCTCGAGTGACCTGGTCACCCTTGGCCTTGGTCTTCTTGCCTTTCTCGGTCTTCCGTGGACCCTTTCCAGGCCGGTCGACGGCGTTGGACAGCTTCGCTGCCTGGTTCATAGACCGCGCTTGGGTCTTAGAGTTAGATTTGCTTGATTTCTTCATATCGTGGCGACCCGGGAAGAAATTTAAGGGATTAGAAAAACATTTCGTATATCTATCCGATGGTGGGGGGGGTTAACCTCTCTTTCGAGTCAGGCGCTACCAGGTACGCTGGATTCACGGCTTTCGCCAACCGACACGTGCTTTCTCTAGCCTCCCCCAATAGATGTATCTGATCAACGGTTACCCAAGATGACCCTTTCCCAATGAAAACTTCCCCTCCCGAAGGCCTAGGATGAGTCCATTAGTCTCTACTAACACCATCGGCATCAATACCAAATAAGAACCTACTTACCGGTAAGAGCCCTTGTTGGACTTACGCACTCGCAAAGCGACCGTGCTGCCGTCGTAATGTGCCTAGACACGATTATTGCACAAGATACAGACATCCGACTGCATGTTCTGTCGAAGAAACTCGGCGACCTGAGTCACAAGGACATCCAGATCGGAGGCTTGGGCTGTCCCGTCGCGCTCCTTCTGCTGGAATCGCTGGACGGACTTCATCAAGCCATTGACAGAGCCAGCACCCGTCAAGTGCCGAAGCGTCGTGAGTTCCCGTTCCAGGGCAGCCGCCTTCTGTTCCGAAGCCTGAAGTCGGCGAAGGAGTTTCATACTCTCTTCTGTCATGTGTGGAAACATGATCTTGTCTGTTTCTATTTGCGCAGGACTCGTATCCTGATTCATCGTCTCGTTCAAAATGTCTCGTTTTAACGTGGACACCCGGACGAGAAACCGGCGACTGTTCATCTCATTGACCAGGGATGCGGCTCCCGTGCAGTCTGTAGACGTTCTCGATGTTGCCCACGGCAACACTCCAACCCTCTGTTCAGAGGTCAAGCTATCTTGTTATGACTTGACAGGGACCATTGCCATGGCCTAGGTTGGAGTATCCATCGTTAGTACGCAATTGCGATCGACTTGCAAGGTCGTCTCCTAAAGCGTTTTGGGTGCTGAACAATGAGACCCACTGTGGTTGTAACGGGACCACCCCCTCTGGCTATTCTGACTAACGTCGCTAGGACGTACACATGCGGTGCCACCGCGCAACTGGCTGACTGGACCTACAGTCATTTAATACGCTACCTTGAGCGTAACCAGGTTGCCATTTCTACCATGGCTGGTTAGTTAGGGATTTCGCCCACAGTCTCGGATCACAAGCGACTCCGGATTCCAAGAATCACTTGGTCGGGTCCGTGCAACACTACACGGGCCCGGGGAAGCGGGACTGCCATAAGCGGATCGGAGCGAAAGCGCATCTTGTCAAAAACACTCAAAGGAGTTATGACTTGACGGACCTTCCGATACACGTCTGGAAATTTTGGATACTCATCGGCTTTCAAGACCCAGCCTGTCTGCGAAAGGCAGACGGGACATTCTAGGCCCTGAAAAGGTTCAGACCAACTGTTCTCGCCGCAGACGGAGCAAGCACTCGTCCACCCCAATTCGTCCTCATCACTGAGTCCTACTACAGGCGAACCATTACGCTTGACGTCAAGGCGAGAATAGCGTCGATGCATATCTTTCATCGGCAGGAGCCGGGGCGGACCAACAAGATCCTGGGCAGGACGTATCCCACTTAGCACCGCTCTCTCTAGAAGAGTCAGCTTCAGATCGTGGACAGATTCCGCAGTATGACCCACACCGTAGTCCTCCATCTTCGCCGCCCTCTGTTCACCCCAGTAAGTTGGTAGACCTTCGACGTCCCAAGGATGACGGTCAGCGACGATCTTCGTTAAAGAGGGAAAGAGCCCCCTTCGATCCGCGTGAAGGTAAGGGTCGGCATCCAATCGAAGTTGAGCGAGCTCTCGCTGGGGGCCAGAGACGTGGACTTTCCAAGTGACGAGACCTGTCTTGTCTTGATAGGGATGAGGCGCGCGTTGACCTAAACCACCAAGGGCGGGGCTGATAAACAGATTTCGCCCGCCTGCCCAAGCCGCTATCGACTTCCGGTGAAGCCTAAAGAAGAGTCTCAAGACCTTATGTTCTTCACGTGCGTCTATGCAAGACTCCAAAATCTCGGTGATGACTTCCGTTGGATTAAACACGTCAGTCGCGAGCTTTTTCTGACCCACAACAAGGCCGCAAAAAAGTCCCCGCTCGCGGTGCGCCCAGGTGCCATCGTGCCAGTAATTTTGAGAATTAATATTGGCATACTTCTCGTGTTCATAGGATTTCCCAACACTCTCTGAGAAATTGAAGTCCTCTGTGATTCTCCAAAACATCCGAATCAAAGGCTCTCGGCCATTAAAAAGGGAGTCGTCACCATTAGTCCGACCGCTAGAACTGATCGTCAAAACAGGACGAGGATCTCCACAGAGCCTTGACGCAAGGATGTAGCAGCCGTGAACGACCAGACTCAAGATGGGAAAGCTGTACTTCTCACCCATTAAGTTCCCAGTGAACTGGATCTTAGGACCGATCTTCCACTTATCAGCGTACACCATCACGTGAGGGCCAGCACAAATGAGCATCGCTCTCTTGTACCACTCCGGCATACCAATAGAGAGGCGACTGACGAGAGCCTGGCCAAGGCGGAGGGGGATGCCGTTAGACGCACCTTTAAAGTCCCCAGAGGAGAACTTCGTCGGACGCCCTTTGGACCGATCAAAACTGCGATCAAAAACCGCCTCCACGTCGCCTGTCCCAGCCGAGCGACCCAAAAGCTCGAACCCCGGGATCTTCTTCAAGGCCCCATGTACTCTCTTCTGCCACCAAGTCCCAAGATACTTTGAGATCGCAGCTCCAACAGTGATGACTCGAACCTTCAAGGGCTCGCAAATCGGAACGACTCGCACCATAGGGTAGTTCGCAAGATTGTTGAGGAGAAGGTCATCATTCGACCAAGTACCCGTAGGAACATTGATCACACCAGGTTCAAACGAATCGGAGAACAACTTCGCCTCTCGGATAATGAAGGTAGACCAGATCTCTTGGCTACGCGGATACTTGTAGAAGTACGTCGGCTGACAGTCGGAGTCGACGGGATCAACGATGACTTCGGTCCGCTCTAAATGGGGTTCCTCCTGACTCTCAATCTGCCACATGTGGATATCAAAGTCCGTATAGGACTCATCGTCCTCAGAATCGTCGCTCTCGAATGTGTCATAAGAGAAACCACTCGCATCGAGACCAGCCAAGACAAGTTCAATCCAAACTTCCCTCTGAGCGGAACGGTACCAACGTTCGAGACGGGTGTCCATTGGGCAGAGAGCGCCACCGAAGTAACCACTGAACTCGACGGAAGTGAGTGCGCGCTTCTTTTCGCGCTTCTCCATCCTCGACAAAATCGCTGCTTGCCAGGGGATGCGTTCGTCCCATACCACCCGTAACGAATGATATGTTCTTTGAATAGGATGTGTCGTTGGCAACGGACACGAATGCTTACCGAATTTATTGAAGCAGCTGCGCACCAACTCACCGACCTCCCCTTTGGTAGAGGAAGTAGAGGAAAGTGATGCCTTGTTCGCGGCAGCATGCTCGGCAAAAGCATCCTCGAGGGAGAAAAAAGCTTCCTCATCTGAGGCAAGTCTCTTCAACATCTTTTGATTCACGATCTCAAGGATCGGTTCAAGAGTGGCTACAAGAGCCCCTACTTGCTCTGGAGTTGCGTCGACGAATTCTTCGACGCCCTGGTAGTGCTTCACCAACTCCGCATGAACTTCTGAGTTATCCAGCGGAAGCGAAACGTTCTTCAGATTCCAGAAACTGTTGAACAGGTTGCGATGCTTTCGAGTATTGCGACAAACCCGCCGGTTAAACCATTGTCTCCACCTCCCGGTGAAGACAAGATGGAAACCGGGCAATTTGTTACCCAAAAGTTTTGCGCGACCATAGCAACAAAACGACTTAGCTTGGGACACGAAGTTAGTGTAATCCCCTTTGGTCAAATGTTTCGACATTTGAACGACAAAGGAATTGATCACAGACTCACTTGCTCCCTTGATGGCCAAGATGAGCGCACAGCGCTCTAGGAACTTGCCAACGTGTACCCTTAACACGTCAGCTTTACGTCGCTCCTCGTCGACGTCACGCGAAACCGCGTGATCCGTTTGAACTTGGCTTTCGCCTTGTTCACCGAAATGATTCACCTTAAATGGTAGCATCTCGTGAAGGAAAATTTCTCGTACTGGAAACAAAACAAGTAAAAT